CGCCATATTTGAGGAATCGGAAACTCGACACCACAGACGAACAACATGTGGCAGAAGACAAAAGCACCTGTTGAAAATACAGGTTTGGTCAAAAAACCGAAAGTGTCAAGTTCACTCCAAGCAAAATCTGGTTTGCACGAGTACCACGCTGATGAGTCATCACCGACAAAAAGACCACCAACTGGGTCAACATTGCTGGCGACAAGAACCAAAAACATACTGATGATGCTATTAAGGAACAACGTCCAACGGTCCCCAGAGGCGAGCTGCCAGGAACAGGAGTACTTCATCGTTTTTTGACCCAAGGAACGGGCTGACCACTCACTCTGCGTATTCGTAATGACGTCCATAAGTAACTCATAGATCAGTGAAGAAACTTCATTGACAGAATTCGCTGAGCACACCGAGGCGAACAGATGCGCCGTGAGCCAGCGATGGGAGGTGTCCATACCAGTCACATCGCAGCTTGAAACGTGCATACCCTTCATAAAGGAACGTTGAACTTTTGTCCAAGCTTCTTCCAAGCTAAGCGAAGACATAGCAACAATTGCGAAATTAGGCTTAAGGCTGCAAGCCATAACGTCCTCGAGAAAGCCAAACAAATCAGCCATGAACAAACCAATGGAGGGTTCGTTTGATTGAACAGGTTGGCCGCGTTTTCTGGTAAATTGTTTAACATAATCCTCCGTAGCTTGCCCAACTATCTTACTCTGACCTTTAAGATTGCTCCATTTCTTCCATGCAGCAGCAGTAGGTGCTAAGCTCCAATTCAGACCACCCTGCTTGGCTGCCTGAGTTTCAAGAAACTTCAACATGTGAGAACTAAGTTCACGAAGGGGTTTGCGTTCACCCACGGGTACACAATAAACTCGCAAAAACCTGGCGACTAGAGTGGCATACGAGGATTTCTGCTGCTGGTAAAGGGCGAGTCTAGCGGCGTTAGAAGCTTGAGCTTCACGTGCAGCAAGAGTATTCTTATTGAACCGATCGAGATACGTACTCAAAGCTCCAACCGCCCCCGGGCCATCCTCACGGACGAATGCCAAACCAGGGAGTAAAGTTTTAACCAGACGCTGATGTCTAGTGTAAGCAGGAACATAATCACTAAATTGAACTCGTTTACCTGTTGCAGCATTGCCGAGTTCCTGCTCAACAACGGAACCGAATGTGTAACGTTCGTCGTCAGAACACAAAGGCCTGACTACCGTAGCCGCAAGATCAGCAAGATCCAATTTAGAATAAGCAGAAACATCCAAAGCCTGGACATGACTTTTACCCTTGAAATTGTCAAAAACACGTTCTCCCAAAGCAACAACGGGTGGAGCGACTACGCTTAGAAAACGTGGCACTAAATGCGTGG